TACTTCACCATCAATCGTGCCTTGAGCAATAACATTATCTACAGTAGCAGATGCATATCCATACTCGTCTGTTGCAGTCTGTACTATTTTCTTACCAATTAAATCTTTTGGGTTTCCTGATACTACTTTTACCTTAAGAGCATATACATTAATCCAATCAGATTCCGAGGATTTGTATGTAAATTCTCTTGGGTGATATACTTCTGGTTTGTTTTCTACATCATCTGATACAATAGTATTAAAAATAAATTTAATAGAATCATCTGTTCCTTTTGCTTTGTAGAACTTCTGAATATTTTTAATCAGCGTTCTTTTATCTACCTCTCCCCTAAGATACTTTTCTGGGAATGATCCAAGGTATTGATTTTCAAAATTTCTTACAAAAGCATATAAGAATAGATTACTGATGTTATAAACTTCAGCACCTGCTAAATGCTCTGCTGCTGTTGTGCTAGAAAAATTAGAAGAATTGTATAAATCTCCTAACTTAGTATTACCGCTTACTCCTCTGGAGCAATTCTGTAATTGGTCACCAACGCGACTTTCATAGAAAATAATTTCGTCATCAATTCTTACATATCCATTTTTTTCTGGAAAAGACTGAGCATCTACAAGAAGAATGGTTGTATCACTAATGCTAACATTAGCAACGATAGAATCTTTCTGGTTGAGTAGATTTTTCTCGTAATAATCAATGTTAGCATATTTTTGAATGTTACTTAAAACATCCAAGGGTCCACCCTGTACTTCCTGTGCTTCGTAATACTTCTCTACAAACTTACCAAATAGTTCATATTCAGAAGAAATGAATTCTGGAAGTTGAGATTCAATTAGAGTAGAAATTCTATTAGTCTTTACAGAAGGCATTTACTTTACTCTTTGTATGCAGTGAACGATGAATTGGCAACGTCAACGTCAAGGTATACCTCACGGAGTGCCTTGATATCATTAAGAAGTGGTTTTACTCTAACAGAAATGCGGTTGTCGAAAAATGATCCCCTTATGATAGTAAGAGCATACATTTTCAACTCACCTTTTTCATAATCAATATCCCCAACATTACTGTCTAGAACAACTTTTTCGCCGGTTACGCTATCTATTCTATATAGGACAATTTTGCTATCCCTATCTTCCAAATACACATCAAATGTAGGGTATTCTGTCACCCTAAAACCGGTTGATGACAGGGTGGGTTCGTCACAGTCTTTATCAAAAGCATTTTGGAAACATACTTCATAATAGAAAGTAGAATTGAGACTGGGATAGAAATCCTTTCTCATAGTTACTTCTGTCAAATTTGAATTGATTGATGGATCTGCATCATCAATTACACTGACTAACTTACTAAATCTAAATTTGCCATTAAATTTTTCGATGTCAGAAACATCAAGGTATGATTGCACAGAATTAATTGTCTTATCTCTAATCTGTGCTGGTTTTAAATCTGTTGACTCACCATTGTAATAAACCTTAGAAGTCAACTCAACATACAAGATTGATGGATCTACAATAACTGGTCTGACAGAAGCAACCATATACTTCTTCAAATCATTAATAATTTCTTGTTTTGTTAATGATGTAAGGAAAGATGCATCTTTTGGTTTTAATACAATAAAAACTTTACCATACTCTGGTGGATCTTGATCTTCGCCACCAAAAATAATAATATCACTTACTGATGGATATACTTTACGAATGATAGCAGAGTAATCTTGAGCAGTTACAGCACGATCCTGTGTGCCATACATTTTTGGAGCATTTGTCTTAATGTTCTTAACAGACTCTTTATCTTCTCCACCTGTAGAAGCTTCTACATTAGTAATGGCAGTACTAAATGCGTTTGGAGATACACCATTTGGGTTTTCAATAACTCCAGAAAACACAAATGTCTTAACACCGTTGGACTCTGGTCCTGATGTTGTGATGTAAGATACTTCTACTCTAGATCCATTATCAACTTTCTTACCTAAAACACCATCACCCAATAAAATTTCGTATCTATCATCTTCAATCTCTTCAATGAAGAAAACTTTTGATGTAGAATCTACATTTAAAATATTATCGGCAACAAGATATGACTCGTTGAAATTACTACCAGAAGGATATACCTTCACTCTAATAGTATTAGTGTCAATGTTTTGGTTGTCGAGAACAAATCTTTGTGATTTTAATGCTGTGTTAACAGTAAATGTGTTGAGAATCTGTGTTCCTTCTCTAACTTCAACATTATCAAATGTTGCAACGTTGTTAACTACCTGTCCTGTTACATCCTCTAATGTGATGTATTGATAAATGTTGTTGTCAAACGAACTGATAAATCCTGTTCCTTTCTTCAGTAGGAGTTCAGTATCAGTTGTTGATGTTCCATAACTTACGTTAAAAGAAACATACGCAGTAGGAGAGGTGATACCTTTGGGTCTGTATCCTAATTGCTTCGCAATCGCTACTACGTTGTCTCTTAAGGTGGCAGAATCAATGAATAGTTCATTGACTACCAGATTAGCATTAAACGCCGTATAATACGTATTATAGGCAAGTGTGTCAATTAATGTTGATAGGACTGAACCATCAAAATCATAGTCAGTAAAATCTGACTGTGCTCTGATATATTCTTTCAGAGCAACTTTGATATCTTCAAAGTCTAAATTAGCAACCTGAGTATATGGCATTATCGTGTGCGCTCTAAGAAGAATTCTACTGCTACTGGTGTATCGTCTCTACCTACGATCGTATACGATAATTCAACTTCATATCCATTACTCATCTCGTCTGGTATGCAGTTAATAGTATTAACACGAATTCGTGGTTCGTAACGATTCAATACATCTGCGATCTCTGATCTGAGAATACCAGCACTACCATAATCTAATGGTTCAAATAATATATTTTGAATATCACAACCTAATTCCGGTTGAAATGGTCTTTCTCCCTTCCTAGTAAGGAGTAAGGCAGTAATCGATTGAACGATAGCTGCCTTATCTTTTACCGTTACTAAATCATCACTTACAGGATGCTTCTTAAAGGTAATACTCAGATCTTTAAATGTCTGAAAGGTCGGCATCTAGACACAGCAGTAGGCTGTTACTATTTATCACTTACCAACGAATCCATCTGCCCATTCTTGAGAATCAAAAACCTCTTCGTTCTTTGCTTTGTTGCGATTACGTTTCGCTGACATGTTTAGATACTTATCACTATCAGTCTCGGTGATAAGTGTCATACCTTCATTAACAAAGTCATCGCCTTTGTCAACTGATCCGTCTAAGTGGTTAGGGTGTCCCATTTTGTTTCTCCTGTTGTGTTTGCCAAAAATAATCATCGGTGTCTCCTAGGCGTCCCCAGTCGATTCCTGCCTCTACTTGGTATTCTATGGTAGATACTTTAAAGTCAGGGAACTTGGGTTCCTCAGGGGTGATAGAGAGGTCATACAGACGCATCCTGTTATTAGGATACAATGCGTACTGACCATTGTTCAATGCGATACAATTATGTGATTTGTGCTCTTGTGGCACTTCACTTACATTGTTATCTATTACATCTGGATTTGCATGGTAGTTATCAAGTGTAAACAAATACTGTCCCTTCATAAGACCATGATCTCTAGTGAAGACCTCACAATCCATTGATGAGACAAATCCTTTATTGATTGCCATAACACCATAATCCATACAATTCCAGAATTGTAGATTCTCCAAACTCATGTCTATGACTGGGGTTTCAGCGGAGCGAACAAATGCACTGATGGGTAGTTTGTCATACATCGCACCATATTCTGGTAAGTATGTCTCAAAGTAAAAAGCACGCCCAGGTATGCTTTTAGCAGCAACCCAGACGCCCTCAACAAACTCCCCATGTCCATCTTGATGATCTCGTAAGTATTCCCTACGAACCCAAACTTTCTCTGCGGGAAGATTGCAAATTAAATTCATCCCCTACCTTGTCCTCTGTAACGCTTCTTAGCATTGTTACGTGATGTAGCAGTATACTTAGTATGCTTACCACGTCCTTGACGAGTACGCTTTGGTTTAGACTCAATTGTGTCTGCACCTGATAATCCAATTCTGCTCTTTGCCATAATTAACTCGGTGTTTGTGATTCAGTTTCTATTGTAGGATACTTAAAGTATGCTGTCAAGCATATCGGCGCATCCGTTTCGGCGTAGTTGTTTACCCTGCTATAACCTTTGCATACCCTGTGCTAATACTACCCAAATCAGCACTATCACCTACTCTCGCAATCCCTTTACCACCTACTAAAACTCTCCCAGATCCAGCATTTATAACTTGACCAGGATGTGGCACACATGGTGGTGCTGGTGGAGGACTGGGATTCGTGATTGTGTGCGCCTGTAAGGGGTCTCCTACTACTGCAACGGGGAATCCACCCACTATAACCTTTGCAGTCCCTCCTAGGATCTGTACAGTCGTATCACAACCATGCCCAGTTGTTACACTATCGGTGCCCTTCCTTGCTACTGCTCCCATTACACTACCCTCGCAACATGTAGTAAATCTTTCTTAATACCCTCTACATTATTATGCAGATAATCTAATGTCTCTGAGAGACTTTCATAATCAGATTCCGTGGGACGACGATACATCAATTGTGGTCGCTCCAGCTGCGATATCCGTTGGTCCAGGCTCGTCAACCTCTCGGACAGCTTCTGGAGTGCGCTCTCCAATTTCTGCTGCTGCTGTGACAACTCTTCCGTCATTTTGATCTCCTCTCATGTATGCTTCTGATGCTCTCGACTCAAATGCGTCACAGAATTCATCAAAGTTATTTAATATACTATCGAAATTTTTAAACTCGTCTTTTTCAGGCATTTTTTTGCTGGGAAATTTTTTTGGGTTTGGAGGTTTCTAAAAAACCATTTTCAAAAATATTTAGTGCTCGTCTGGATACTTTTGTAGGTTAGGAGGGACCCATGGATTTTCGCTTGGCGCAACCGCTAAGGGGCATAGGGGGGCAATATACAGTCCCCCCCCATGTGTTATACTGTCATGCTGCTGTCAGTTGCTTGGCGATGTTCTTAATGACAAAGGATCGTGTGCGATGTGGGATGGTGATCTGTTCGCTGTCGCCACGTCTCCAGATCTCATGACTGCCACCGTTGCGGTGCTTTATCCATCCGTTGACCTTGGCAAGGCGCTTGAGTTGCTTGTCGTTCATGATGCGTCGATGGCGGCAGGGTACAGTTTCGCTAAGTGCTCATATCCGAAGATATCAGCGAAGGATGGTCCAATGGTGCTAGAGCTCAACCCCAATGGGGGAAGTCCTCCCTCTGCTGTTCTGTTGTTGAGTGTCCAGACGATGCGACGTGTCTGGAGATCGGTTGACATTGAGAAGATCATAGTTCTGCCATCATCTCATTCATCTCATCAGCGTTGATCTCTGGATTGTCCCAGCGAACGCCATCGCCAGTCTCACCGATGAAACGTCCGATCTGACCCTCAGTCATGCAACGGATGAACTTATCCCATGGGGTCTCGTTCTCAGCGTAGGTCACACATGCCTTTGCTGTGTTGTATAGGAACTCATCGTTGCCGATCCAAAGGGAAGCGTTCCATGTTTCGTAGTTTGCCCAACCGTTCATGCTGTGTCCTTTGTTTGGTATGTGCTTATTGTAGACCCTAGAGGGGCGTTGCCTATGCCAGCAGTGCCAGCTCTTGGGTTGTCACACTGCTGATGTCCTCTCCCTCGTAGACCCTCACCCATGGGATGGGTTGACCAGAGGTGAGACGCCAGATCATCTGATCTCCCTCTTGCTCCTGCTGTCTGATCGCTGCGATACGGTAGGCACCGCTGATGGTGGGTGAGTAGTCTGCACCGTACTCATCAAAGGTGCCGAATGAAGTGGGTTGAACTGCGAACATGATTTGATTGGTTGTTTGTTTGTTGAACTTAGTCTACAGGGTCAGACGCCTAGTGGCGGTCGCTGATGTTCCAGTTAGTGGATTGGACCTGCTCAATGCGACCTGCTCTCACTGCCTGCCTGTACTCATGCTCTGCCTGCTGTTGGCGTTGGATTTTCTCCATGACTGTCTGCATCAGAGGGGAGGGGTTCTCGTTGTGAATGAAGAAACCGGTTCGTGTCATTGCTTTGTTTTCCATGCTGTTAGTATAGCGCCTCGGATCAGTGCTTTGGTGATTCTGTAGACCAGTTTCAGTGCTGTCACATCACTACCCATAGAGGGCAGCGAAGGCATGGAATAATGCGCCATGAGATGCTAGTATGGGTGAACTAGGGCGTCAGCCGCCCTGAGTATCATTTAGTGGCACTACAGTTAGTGTTACTTAGTCTAGACCATTTCCTGCTGATACTGCATCAGTTGCTCTTCTACGACTTCATCCACACACTCTTGAATGACAGTATAGATGTAATCAATGTTGCCTACATCATCAAAGATACGT